GGGCGCCTCGAAGCCGGGCTCGGTCTCGATGTCGTCGCTCTCGATGGCCGCGCCGCCCGCCGCGATGCGATCGGCCACGCCCGAGATCTGGCCGGCGCGCACCGCCTTCCCGTAGAAGTTGTTGGCGCTGACGAAGAAAGCGAGGTCGTAGAGCAGCTCGACCCCTTCGGCGTTGAGCTCGCTCCGGGCGGCGTAGAGCGCCTCCATCGCCGGGATGATCGTGCCGAGCAGGTCGTTGGTGGCGATCGCCTCGGTCAGCTTCTCGCGGGTGTGATCCGGCAGGCTTGCGGAGTGCGCGCCGAAGAAGGCGACGACGGCGAGCTTGGCATCGGTTCCGGTAAAGGTGGGCATCAGGTGGTTCCTTTCTTGAAGATGCGGCGCTGGATTTCAAACGCGCGCTCGTCGGCGCGGCGCTCGTGAACTTGGCGGGCGAGATCGGCGATCGGCACGCCCAGGGCCTCGGCTTCGGCAGCGAGCAGGCCCGCCGTGAGCTCGTAGCCGGAGAGGATCAGCGTGGCCTCGATCGCCTTCTGGGCGTGGACCGAGGCCATGTGCGCCACCGAGGGCCGCTCGAGCGGGTTGTCCTTCGGCTGCGCGACCTTCTTCCTGATGACCCGCCAGTCGGCGTAGCCGTCGAGCGAACTCACATACTGGCGCTCGCTGCCATCGGGGGACTCAATCAGGATCATGCTGATGCACTCGCGTTGCCATCGAAGGTGACCGTGCGGACGTTGCCGCTCGAAACACGCGCCATGAAGCGGAACTTCTGGGTGGACCCCGCCGACAGCCCCGTGGCGGTGGCTGTGACGACGATTGAGCCGGGGTTGGCGGCATAGACAGGGTTGCCAAGGCCATCGAGCAGGCCGGTGTCATACACGTCAGGGCTGGGCGAGGACGTGGCGCTGCCACCAACATCCGCCCACGTTCCGGGGCTTGTCTCCCGCTGCCACTTACCCTCGCCGACAGTTGCCCCAGTCGGCGTCTCGGGGCTGATACTCAGTTCGGCGATTGCCGACAGCGACACCGAGGTAACACCCGAGGGAAGGGTGATGCTGATGTCGCTCCCGTGCGCCCGCGTGAACGAGGAGGAGTTGACGCTGGTCAGCGCGGCGGAAACGGTGACGCTGCCGCTGTCCGGCGCTGCGACGTTGCGCGACACCTTAACCAAGAATGCGGGATAGGCGCGACCCGCGACGGTCGCGGTGATCTTCAATTCCGCCTCGGGCGAGGACATCGCCGAGTTGATGCGAAGCTGACCACTGCCGGTCCCAACCATAGAAGGTGCCGCGCCCGAGAAACTGCCGGAGACCACGCTGACGCTCCAAGTAACCCCACTCGTCACCGCGCCGGTTCCGGCTTCGACAAGCTGGTAGGTGCCGGTCACTGGCAGCGGCGACGCGAGCGCAAGGCTGGACGAATAGCTCAACGTGAGTTCCGCTGGCCCGTTAATGGTGGCCGTGGCGTCGGCATTGGTGTCAGACCGCCCAGAGACGTAGGACGGGATCGCCGTCTGCCCCGCAGGGATTTTTCCGAACGCCGGTTCGGTGAAGAAGATGTAGGCGTCGTCTTCACCCGTCCCCACCATGCGGATGACAGGGAGCGCCCATCGCGCCGACGAATGGCTCACCGTGTAGGCGAGCGAGACCAGCGAGAAGTTGGAGGGGTCGCCGTTAGCGCCACCCCCGACAAGTCCTCCCGAGGCGCTGTCGCCCGTAAGGTAGTTCCCCTCGCTGTCGAAGAGCAGGATCAACACCTGCGCGTTGCAGCGGTGGCGACCAATCAGCGCCCGCGCATAGAGACGGTCACCAGACACCACCGGCAGCGCATAGAGCGGCGCGCGGGCGACACCCCGACCGTTCCACAGGGCATCGGGCGCGATGTCGCGCACCGCCCCAGCAGCGAGGGTGAAGGGCTGGTTCATCCACATGACGTTGCGGTGTCCGAACCACCCTGCGAGGTTCACGCCCCAGTTCGTTCCCCCAGCGCCGAACCACCCGTAGGTGCCGCGAGCGAAGTCGCTGTTGACGATGAAGTTCGAGCCGAACGGAAGGGTGGCCGCATTGCGGGTGGCGAGGTCGCCTTGCCCAGAGATCGCAGCCGCAACCCGCGTTTCGGTGACGTTCGCTCCGAACTCGGCGGGCCAGCGGGTGTGCAGGTAAGAGTTGGTCCCGCCCAGAACGTCGTAGAGGTAGTGGGACATGAGACGAGGCTGGCCGTCAACTGTTACAGTGTCAGTGAGAGCAGCGGGCCTACCGGTAACCTGCCCCCCCCACGAGACATTGTTCGCAGTAGCAAGGGTCCCCTGACCAGTGATGGCCGAAGCAACGCGCGTTTCGGTGACGTTCGCGCCAGCTTCCTGCGGGCGCAGGCTATCCACCGTCACGCCGGTCAGATACGCAGCCATGTTGGCGTTGAGGCGACCGCTCCCGTCGAAGCTGCTGTCCTGCAAGGCGGCGGGTCGAGAAATGACCTGCGACCACGAGGCGTTGTTCTGCGTCGCCAGCGCGCCCTGTCCGGCGATCGCAGCCGACACCCGCGTTTCGGTGACGTTCGCGCCGAACTCCGCAGGCCAGCGCGAATGCAGATAGGAATTGGTGCCGTTGAGGGTTTCGTAGATGTAGTGGGCCTTGACGCGTGTGTCGCCATCGACCGTAATGAGGTCCGTGAGTGCGTTGGGCCGACCGGTGACCTGAGCGCCCCATGAGACGTTGTTGGAGGTGGCAAGTGCACCCTGCCCGGTGATTGCTGCGGCAACGCGGGTTTCGGTCACGTTCGCGCCGCGCTCGTGCAGCGGGCCGGGGTTGTAGGCCGACAGCGCCGCTTGGCTGGTCGGGCAACGCCGGATGAAGGGCTGGGCGATGCGGGCCGAGGCCCAACCGTTGGCCGCGACATAGCAGACGACCATGACCTTCGCGGTGGCGATGTTCAAGCCGGAAGGGACTGTCACGAAGCCGCCGACCCGCGTGTCGAACGCTGCGTTTGCGACTTCTTCAACACCGACATAGACGCCAGCAGCCGTGAACCACCCCACATACAGCTTGGGGGTGTTCATGTTCGTCCACGACACGATGGCGCTGCACTCGATGCGCTCGCCTTCGACGACAGGAATGCCACAGGTAGTGGTTTGGCCGAGGTTGACCTGCTGACCTGCGATGGCGCTCGCGTTGGACCGTTCGAGGAACCGCTTCGAGGTCAGGGCGGTGAAGTAATTCCAGTCCCACGTTCCGCCGGAGACATAGCTTTCGCCCCAGCAAGTGTTGCCGAGCGTGAACTCGCTGTCGAGAGCCTGATTGGCGAAGCCTGCGACACGAGTGTTGTCGACGGTGACGCCCGAAGTGCCTGCCCCCAGCAGCACACCATTGGTGTCGATGGTGATCGCGTTGTTGCGCAGCCCCGCGTCTGCATTGAGGACGCCGAGCGTCCCGCTGACCTGTGTCCCGAGATTGACGTTGTTCTGAGTGGCGAGAGCGCCTTGACCGCTAATGAAAGCGGCGACGCGGGTCTCGGTGACGTTGGCCCCGGCCTCAGCGGGCTTCAGCCCGGCAATCGAAACGCCGTCGGGATAGGCGAAATCGGGCAGCGTCACCGGGCCGAGGACGCGGCGGTCGCCGAGCACGCCCTGCACCACGTAGGACACCGCCACCCAGTAGCTGCCGCCGCCGGGCACCGGCACCTCGATCCGCGAAAGGCCGACGCGGGCATTGGCGGCGAAGCGCCACTGGGTGCTCACGTCAGGTGCCGCCGTCTGCTGCACATATTCGATCACTACGGCCTGGGCGGCGGGATCGTCGCTCTGGCCGGTCACCAGCAAGGCGGGAACGCGGACCCCGCCGGCGGTGATCTGCGCCGCCGTCAGCACCCATGCCGATGCGCCGGGCGTGCCGACGGTCGGCGGCGGCGTCTGGCTGCTCGCGATCACCCCATCGCTCAGCGGCGCGGTGTCCGAATAGACGCTCGAGGAGATCTGGCGCAGCGTGAGCTGGTGGTGCCACGCCTGATTGGAGCCCCATGCCTCGACCTGGAAGGTCAGCGTCGCCCCGTCGAAATAGCGGTCGCTCTGCCAGGTGACCCAGTCGCCTTCCTCGATGGAGGCGAAGCGCGGCGGCAGCGTGACCTGCGCCCGCCCCCAGAGGCGGCCGAGGCGGCGGATGATCTCGGCGACGCGCTGCGCCTGCGGCAGGTTGGTGACGAAATCGAGCGACGGCTGCGCCTCGCGCGGGCCGCCATCGGCGATGACGTCGGCCGTGTCGCGGCGCACCGGGGCCGAGCGGACGTTCCAGCGCTGGGCCGGGTCGACGAAGCGCGCGGCGACGGTGTTGAGCCAGTCGTCGTCCTGCTGGCCGAGGATCCGCTCGTTCCAGGTCACCGAGCTGCCCACCAGCAGGTCCGCGTCGGTGAAGCTCGCGATCGGGGACTTGGCGACGCCCGGGTTGACCTCGACCGCGCCTTCCGGCTGGCTGATCGTGCCGGCGACGGCGGCGGCGAAATCGCTCTCGACATCGATGAAGGGCTCGGTCGAGGCGACGACGCCGCCGATCCGGTAGCGCGGCGCGCCGTCCACCACCTCGTCGCAGATGTTGGCGCGGGCGAAGACGTTGGCGGGCGGGGCCTCGATCGCCGACAGGCCCCGGCCGACGAGCAGCATCCCCGGCTCGGTCACGCGGTCCCCGGCATAGATCCCGCGCACCCAGTTGTAGCGGATGTCGATCGGGTTCTCGGTCCATTCCCAGGTGGTGGGATCGTTCCAGCGGTGCGCCCCCGAGCCGCCGACCGTGCTGTCCTTCCTTGCCTGATAGCACCTGAGGCCGCGCACCACCCAGCGGAAGCGCGGGCGGCCGCCCGGCCAGACCGGGTTCTTGGCGTCCGAAGCGTCGGCCTTGTAGGCGACGACGACGTAGGCCACGCCCCGGCCGCGATCATTGGCGGTCCACCCCGGCCCGTTGGTGGTGAGGATCGAGGGGACGGTCTGGTCCCACGTGCCCGATCGCCAGAACACCTGCAGCTGGTTGTTGAAGCCCGCGACCGTCCCGTCGGCGGTGAAGGCGACGTAGGTGTCGTCGACGAAGAAGCCTTCGAGCGCGTCGCAGCGGTGATCGGCGAGCGCGATCACCAGCACCTCCCAGTCGGTGCCGTATTTGCCGCCATAGCTGAAGATGTCGACCAGCGATCCAGCCACCGCCGCCCGGCCGAGCACCGCCTGACGCGGCTGCTCGCCGAGCTGGAGCGTCGATGCCGAGGCGGCGCGGCGCGGGCGGCCGACCACGGCCTGGAGGATCAGCGATGCACCAATCGCGAGCCCCAGCGCGGTGAAGGTGCCCGCTCCCACCGTGAAGGCGAGGAAGGTGCCCGGCAGGAAGGCGATGCCGCCAGTCAGCGCACCGATCGCGATGAAGCCGACGGCGGCGACCGCCTTGATGACCTTAGCCATCCGCCGCGTCCTCCGCGTCGAGCGACCAGGCCAGCGTCATCAGCCCGCGCGGCCGGCGCTCGAGCCCGCGGTCGCCGGGGCTGACCAGCGTCTCGCCCTCGACCACCATCAGCCGGATCCCGAACAGCGGATCGGGCAGGCCCGCGATGTCGCCGCGCTTGGCCATCGCCGGCGGGATGCGGGTCAGCCGCGCATCGAGCGCCGCCTCAATCCCGCCCATCGCCTCAGCCGCCGCCAGCGCCTCGCGGCGGGTCTTCCAGCGCGGCACCCCGGCCAGCAGGTCGATGCCGGTCTGGGCCTTGGCGCATCGGGCCGCGAAGCTCACACAGTCGCGCCCGCCGCGCCAGCCAAAGGGCCGACGCGAGCGTGCCTCGATGAGGGCGAAGAGGGCGTCGTGGTCGCGGCTCACAGCGGGCTGAGCTCCGTGGGCAGGAAGTAACCGTCCGCACTCCCGCCGCCGCCGGTGCCGGGCAGCGCCGCGCCAGCCCGCGCCGGACGGCGCCCGCCCCAATAGGCGGTCTTCTCGCCGGCAAAGGCGGTGTTCTTGAAGAAGCCGTCGTTCGGGTCGATCAGGCGCTGGTCGGCGTCCGAGCGCATCCGCGCCCCGCGCCGGCCGAGGCCCTTGGCAGCCGTCTCGAGCTGGGCGGTGATTGCGGCGGTGCCGCCGATCTCCTCGACCCGCTCGATCGTGTCGAGCCGCCCGCGCGCCCAGATATCGGCGTCGAGCGCGGTGTTGCCGTCGCCCGAGAACGGCAAGCGCCAGAGGGTCGCGGGCGCGCCCTGCAGGCCCGTCGCATCGAGGAGCGCGGCGGTCTCGGGATCGATGCCCGAAAGCCTCAGGGTGATGTTCTGCGCCGCGTCGCCGAGCGCCCCGCCCACCACCCGCGCAAGGCCGCGGTCGCCGATCGGATCGAAGGTCTTGCCGTCGAGGATCAGCGGGTGATAGCCGCCCCAGACCCGCACCGGCGGGGTGCAGGCGATCTCCAGCGCGCCGCTGACGATCACGGCCCCGCTGTCGAGCGCGGCAAGGGCGGCGGAAGACAGCGTCTTCATGGCCGGAGATCCTGCACCGCGACGATCGTCGCGCCGGACAGGATGCCGCCGGGGCCGACCGGACCCAGCTGGCTCTCATCCGGCACCAGCTGCATCACCGCTGCGGGGTTGTCGAAATGGGCGATCGCGCCTGCGGGGACCAGCGCGGTGTTGAGCGGCGGCTCGATGGTCACCTGCGCCTGCCCCGTGCCGGTCGCGGTCGCCGCGAGAACCGCGCGCGCAATCGTGCGGCGGCGCATGTTGCCGGCCGCGAAGTCGGAGGCGTCCCAGCGGAACCCGATCATGTCGCCGACCCCGATCTGGAAGCCGGCGGGCAGGCCATTGAGAGTGAGCAGCGCGTTGCCGAGGCTGTCGGTCGCCTGCGACCAGCTGGTCGCCGTGCCGTCGAAGGCGGTGGCGGTCCCGGCGCGCACGAGGCCTGCGAAGCCGAAGCGATAGGCCTTGGGCAGGCTGCGTTTCGGGTCGATCGCGTAGAAGCGGCGGATGCGGCCGCGCAGCCGGTCGAAGAAGGCCTGCCACAGGTCCGCGCTGTCCGGATCGCTGCGGTCGATCTCGTAGCGGACGGTCCACAGCGGCCAGCCCGCCTGCACGCCGCCCTGCCGGCCGCTCGCCTCGGGCGCGGCGAAATCGATGCGCTGGATGCCGAAGGTGACGCGGGCGATGCCGCTCGGGGTGTTGGGCTGGGTAAGGATCATCTGAGCACCCTCCGCTCGCGGGCTTCCTGCACCGTGCTGACGATGCGGCCCGGCAGCTCACTGGCGAGCTGGTCGAGCCGGGCGTTGAGACGCGCGATCGCGGCGGCGTCGGCGCCGGTCGCATCGACGGTGATCGGGACCGTGACGCTGGTGCCGCCCATGCCGCCCACCAGCTTGCGGCTTTCGGGGTTGGAGAGGATGCTGGTCCCGCCCGGTCCGGCGAAGGCCAGCTCGGGGCCTTGCTCACCGACCACCGCGAACTTGCCGGTCGGGATCGTCCCGCCGCTGGCGAAGCCGCCGGCGAAGAGCGAGCTCTGCGAGAGCAGGTCAACCGGACCGCCGCCGCCGAAGATCCCGCCGAAGATCGCCCCGGCAAGCGGGCGGATGATCAGCTGCTGGATCGCGATGCGGGCGAGGTCGGCGATGATCTGGTCGGCGACGTCGCTGAAGACGTCGCCAAGGCTCTTGGCCCCGGTGATCGCGTCGGCGAGGCCATCGTTGAGCGCCTCCAGACCGTCGATCGAGATGCCCTGCAGCGCCTCGTTGATCTGGCCCGGCGTCTTGTTGAGGTCGCGCAGGTAGCGCTCGCTCTCGGTCTCGTTCTGGCGGCCGACCGCCGCGCGGCGGGTGCCGGCAGTGGCATCGAGGGCGGACAGCGCGACCTGGGCGCGCGCCTTCTCCGCCTCGGTCGCGGTCTGCGAGGCGATCACCGCCTCGAGCTTGGCCTTGAGCTGCGCGTCCTCGGCCTCGAGGATCTTCAGCGCGATCGCCTTGCGCTCGGCGTCGGTGTCGGCGAGCTGGAGCTGGAGCTGGAGGGCGTCGCGCCGGGCGTTGAACTCCTCGTCCGCCAGAGCCTGCGCATCGCGCTCGATCTGCACCATCTTCTCGCGGGCGATGATCTGCCCTTCGATGCCGCGATTGGCCGACAGGATCAGGTTGCCCTGCTCGTCGATCTTGGGCGCGGTGCCGAGCAGCGCCTCGATCTGGGCGATCAGCGCCTGCTTGCGCTCGGCCCCGAGATCGCTCGCCTCGACCTCGGCGATGCGTTGCTCGCGCTCGAGGTCGAGCAGCTGCTGCTGGATCTCGGCGCGCGCGTCGGCCGAGGTGGCGAGCCGGAGCTTCGCCTGGAGCGTGTCCCGCTCGAGATTGAAGCTCTGGCTGTCGAAATCCGATTGCTTCTGCGCATCGGTGCGCTCGCGCGGCCCGGTCTGCCCGCGCGGGCGGCGGGTGCGCTGCGGGCCGAGGATCGATCGCGCCGCGCCCGCGTCCCCGTCGAGAGCGGCGAGCGTGTCCTCGAAGACCTTCACGTTTGCGCCCTCGACGTCGAAGCTGGTGATCGCCTGCGCGGCGCGCAGGTAGTCCGCGTCGGAGAGAAGGCCCGCGTCGCGGCGAGCGCGCAGCTGCTGCTCGGCGGCCGCGCCCGACAGCCGGCCGCTGCGGAACAGCTCGACCACCTGCTGCCCGCGATCGGCGCGGACGAGGCGGACACCGCCGGGCGATCCGTCGAGCCGGAGATCACCGAAGCCGCCCTGGCTGATCGACTGCAATTCGCCCCGCGCCGCCGCCTGGCGCTGCAACGCGCCGATCATGCCGGCAGCGGCCTGCGCCCGGGCGAGCGCCAGCAGCGCCTGCGACTGGGTGTTGATCTTGCCGGTGGTGGTATCCATCACGCTGCCGAGGATGCCTTGCGCATCGCCGAGCCGGTCGCTCGCGAACTCGACGCCCTTCAGCGCGTCCTCGGCCTCGAAGAGCTTGCCGATGAACGGCGCGAGCACCACCGCCGCCGAGGTGAGGGCGATGCCCCAGGGGCCGCCGAGGAAGGCGGCGAGCCTGCTGGTCCCGCCGCTCATCAGCTGGATCGACTGGATCACCTGCCCAGACTGCGAGGCGAAGATCTGCATCGGCCGCGCGCCGAGGGCGAACATCGTCGCCATGTCATTGAGCTGGAAGCTGAGCTGCTGGAGCCCCGCGCGCTGCTGGCCGGCCGAGACGGTGACCTTCTGCCCGGCCTGCTCGAACCCCGCGCTCATCTGGGCGGCGCTGCGGCCGGTGGCGACCATCTCGGTCGCCAGCTTCGCCGAGCTGCCCGACGTCCTGTCGAGCGTCGCGCCGAGCTTCTGCGCCCGGCCCTCGGCCTGCGTCACGCCTTGCGTGAAGCCGGCGTCGTTGGTGCGCAGATCGAGGAGCGCCTCGCCAAGCCGTTCAGCCATCGGCCTGCTCCCCGTTGCCGAGCCACGCCTGAAGGTCTGCGATCACCGGGCGATCGGCCTCGTCGCCGACCATCGCGACGCCCATCGCCGCCAGATCGGCCGGTTCGGCGCGGGCCGGCTTCGGCGAGGCCTCGCCGGTGGCCTTGCGGCGCAGCTCCTCGAAGGCGCGCTGCCGCTCCGCCTCGGTTTCGTAGCCGACGTTGTTGGTGAGCGCGGCGCGGCTCACGGCCGCAAGTGTCTCGCCCGCCTCGATCCGGGGCATCATCGCCACGAAGGCCCTCACCAGGCCGGCAGGAACCGCCTCCAGCCAGTCCTGCGGCCGTCCGCCGTAGAACCGCTGGAGACGGGGGATGAGAGCGCCCCAATCCAGCCCGGTGCCTCGCCAGCTGCTGCCGTCATCGCTCCTGCCACCTTCAGCTTCGATCGCAGCAGGAGCCCGGTAAAAAGGTCGATGATCGCCCATCGCTGGGCACCGGGCAGCTTCCCGAACTGCGCGTCCGAGGCACCGACGCAGATCTTGCGCGCCACCACCGAGACCAGCTGCTCGAGCTCCTTCTCGGTCTCCTCGCCGGTCTCGGCGGTGAGCGCCTCTATCCGCCGGCCCCAGACGCCGAAGCGGTGGCTCTCGATGACCGAGAGCTCCTCGGGGTTGAGGATCTCGACCGTCTCGCCGTCGATGGTGATGAACGGCCGCTCGACCAGCGTGTCGAGATCGAGCAGCGCAGCCCTGGTTGCCTCGGACATCGGCCCGGCCTCCTATCAGAGGCCCGGCAGGTGCGCGGCGCGGATCAGGCCGAAGCGCTCCTCGGCGCTGGTCGCCGAGAGGTTCTCGAGCGCCGTGAACTGCAGCGCCAGACCCGCGCCCGAGCCGCCCTTGCGGAACACCGGCTGCGGCGAACCCGACTGGAAGCACCGCGGCACTTCGAACTGCAGCGGCAGCGCCTCGTTGTAGGGCGAGAGGCCGCGCGCGAGCAGCGCGTATTCGCGGGTCAGGCCCGGCGCTTCGCTGAGGCCGATGCGCTTGGTGCCCGGGACGCCGGTGGCCGGGGCGACGGTGGTGATGGTGTTGCCGTTGAGCGCGTAGGCATACTGCTCGAGCGTGATGTCCAGAAGGGTGACGCCGAACATCAGGTCTTCCTCGGAGAGGAACGCCTTGACCGGGCCGGTCGCGCCGGCGGTGCGGACCTTGTCGTAGCTGCGGCTGTGGTTCACCGTCACGCCGCCGTTCTCGTAGTTGCGGTCACCGTTGGTGCCGAGGCGGGTCCAGGCCGCACCCGGCGCGGCCGAGATGATCGGGAAGGCGGTGCCGATCGGGGCCGCCCAGAGAGTCAGCGGGGCGCCGATGATTTCAAAAGGGGTCATTGCTGGTTACTCCTCGATTGTCAGCAGGCCGTGCATGACCTGGAAGGACTGGAACTGGCGGGGCCACTCGGTCTCGGGCTCGCGCCCGGCGAGGGAGCCGCTGGCAGGGACGGCCCAGTGCAGCAGGACGCCGCCGTGGACCGAGCGGGTGAGGCCGCGCAGGTGGTAGGCGGCGGCGCGCATCACCCGCGCAGCCTCGCGCGGGGTCGGACCGAAGGCGAAGACGTCGAGCCGCTGGGTGTCGTGCTGGTTGGTGCTCTCGCCGGTCAGCGAGCTGCCGCCCGAGGCCCTCACCACGATCGCGTGGCGCGGCATCGCGGCGGTCTCGGCGGCAGGCAGCTCGCCGCCGAAGATGCGGGTGCCGGTCAGCGCGGTGACGAACGGCCCGGTCTTGAGGTAGGCGACGACGCCGCCTTCGAGATCGGCGATCTCAGGCATCGCTGAAGCCTCCCTGAGAAGGCCCTGAGGATTGCTCGAAGGCCTTGCGGATCTTCGCCGCCAGCTTCGGATAGGTCGCGTCGGCCGCCGGGCGCAGGTAGGGGCGCGGCGGGATCCGCACGCTCTTGACGAAGCGCACCGATCCGTCCGCCTGCGGGATCGCCAGCGCCTTGGCCCGCACCGGGACGATCACGCCGCCGAGCTCGTGGATCAGGGCGTAGCGGACGTCGGTCGATCCCCAGGTGCCGACGACGCCCGCGCCGTCCTCCCGGGCAGGCGTGACGATGTTGATCGAGGACTCGAGCCGCCCCTGCCGGTTCTGCCAGGTATGGTTGCTGCGCGCGTGCTGCGCGGCCTCGGACATCGTCGCGTTGACGCCGAGCTTCTGCGCGTCGCGCATCCGGCGGGTGATCGCCTCGCCGTTCCAGCGCAGGGACTGCGAGCGCATCACCCGATCCTCTGCAGCGCGGCTTCGCGGTGGTTGTGCTTGTGCTGGACCGGCCCTTCGACCTTCAGGCGGCCGGGCACGATGGTTCGGCCGAGGCGGTCCATCACGACGGTGATCTCGTCGCCCTCGGCGAGATCGGCATCGAGAGCGATCATGATCCGCAGATCCTCGATCATCGCGGTCTTGGCTCCGTCGACCAGCTCGCGGCTCGACTGCGAGTAGACCCAGCAGGGCAGCGCGTTGTGGAGCACGGTGAAGACGGGCTCGCCCGCGCCGCCCCAGCTGTCGGTGGCGGTGGCGGTGTCGCGCTCGACCCGGGCGCGCATGGTGAGGCGGCCGGCGATCACTTGCGGAAGACCTTTGCGATCATGGCGACCACGTCGATCAACAGGAACAGTGCACAGATGATCACGAACGAGCCCCAGCCCACGCCGCTAAGGGCTGCGAGCGAGACGCGGACAGTGAACGGCTCTTCGCTCAACTCCCGGTACAGAACGAGGAACAGCAGCGTGGCGACGGCCACGTAGAGGATTTCCCACCAGCTCACGCCATCACCATCCCGCGCCGGTCTTCCAGCGTCCGCAGGATCGCCTCGCGATCGGCGGCCATGTCGCCCGAGAGCGTGACCTGGTAATCGCCCGCCCGCTCCGAGCGCAGCGCGCCGCGGTAGCTGAGGTCGAGCGCGATCAGCTTGATCGTCACCTCGTCGCGCGCGGCGGCAAGGCCGACCGGCGTGTAGGTGACGCGCACCAGCGGCGCCCAGTAGGGCAGGCCGTTCGGCCCGCCGGTGAGCCGCTGGATGGTGCGCCCGCCGTGCGTGACGCGGAAATCCCCGGGCGCCAGCACCCGCTCGTCGGCGGCGTTGCCGGTGTTGCCCGGATCGATCTCGGTGATGGTGATCGGCTGCGCGGTGTCGGCGGCGCGCAGCAGCCGCAGGGTGGTGCGGTAGCGCGAGGAAGGATCGGCCGGGTCGCCGAGATCGACGGTGATCGCACCCGACGGCCCGAACCGCGCGTCGAGCTCGGCGGCGATCGCGTCGATCATCGCCAGCAGCTCGGCGTCGGGCAGATCGGTGGCGATCCGCAGCTTGACCCGGTCGAGGAGGAGGAAGTCGGACATCAGGCCGCTTCCGCCTCGATCACGACCACGCCATCACCGGCCGGGGCCGCCCCGGAGGGCAGCTCGACCACCAGCAGATCGCAGCCGGAGCCCAGCGTGAACTCCTGCTCGAAATGCGGCGGCAGCTTGGCGACCTCGGTCAACTCCGCCCCGAAGACCGGATCGGCCTCGCGGGGATAGGAGAGCACCGCTGCCGGCACTGCCTCGGTGATGACGCGGACGCGGGTGGCCATCGATCAGGCCTTGGTCTCGGCCTTCGCGGCAGGCTTGGTCTCGGCCTTCGCCTTGTTGTCGGGGAGCTTGCCGTCGACCAGGCCGAACTGCTCGGCCATCTCGGCCGGGATCTCGTCGCCCTCGGTGGCGTAGAGGAACGCGGCCTCGAGCGAGCCTTCACCGACCAGCTTGGACTTGTCGGCGTTGAGGTAGAGCCGCTGGGCGGCGATCTGGTTCTGGGACATTGATGGGTTCTCCTTCTGGAACTGGATCACTCGGCCTTCGCCCAGCTGACGAGCAGCCAGAGGCCGGTGGTGTCGATGGTGGCGATCGCGACGGTGTCGGTGGTGCCGGCCGGGATCGAAGCGTTGCCGATGCGGTTGGTCGGCACGGGCGGGATGGCGCCCGTCACCGAGTTGACGGCGAGCAGCGTGTCGCCCGCGCGGATGCCGGGGACGCGGAAGTTGCCGGCGGGACCGCCGCGAACGAGCGCGGTGGCGACGGTGAGCGGGAAGCCTGACACGGTAATGGACATGGTGGTCTCCTGAAGGGGCTTGCCGGGCGGCTCGATGATCGAAGGAGCCGCCGGGGAAGCCGGGGCCGGTGCAACAGGGGGAAACACCGGCCCCAGCGGGGTTGCGACCGGGCGGGACCGGCCCGGTCGCGGGAGGCTCGTCAGAGGCCGGTGACGGTGTGGAACGCCAGCGGACGGGAGACGACGAGGGCGGCCCGCATGTCGGCGCGCATGGTGCGCAGGCCCGAGGTGAACTGGGTGCCGACGTAACCGACCTGCAGGTCGATGCCCTGGCGCTCGAAGAGCGTGATCCAGGCGGGCTCGAAGCTGCCGACCAGCGCGGTGCCCTGGGTGAGCACCTCGTTCTGCACCACCGGCAGGCCCCAGAGGCGCTCCGGACCCGCCTCGGTCGGCGCGCCGAAGATGTAGATGCCGTCCGCGGTCTTCATGAGGCGGATGTTCTGCCAGTCCGTCGGGTGCAGGTTGTGGTGGGTCGGCGTCGCGCGACCGTTGACCCGGATGTTGGTCATCGCCTTGTAGAGCGCGTCCATCTGGGTGTCGGTGCCGCGAGCAGCGGTCTGGATGCCCGAGGTGTTGAGGATCCCGCGCATGTTGGCGCCGGTGCCGTTGCCGGCCATCGCCTGGCGATCGAGCCGCTGGCGCACGCCGAAGGCCAGACGCCCGTTCGCGTAGCCCTGGATGAAGGGAGCGTCGGCGAGCTGCTCGTCGGTCACCGGCAGGCTGTCGGTGATCTTCACCACGGTCACCGAACGCTGGGTGAAGATGAAGGTCGATTCGGCGTAGGTGCCGGCTTCGGCGGTTTCCGCGGCCGCATGGGTGCGGGTGGTTTCTTCCATGTAGGGCACTGCCGCCTGGCTGGTCGTGCCCATCGGCAGGATGTCGAGCAGCTGGAGCGGACGGGTCACCGCCTCGACGAAGCCGGGGAGGCGCAGGCTTTCCGGCGCGTAGCCGGCACCGGTGGACATCACCGCCTTGCGGCCCATCGTGTCGAAAGCTGCCGACTTGGCAAGCCAGTCGCTGGGGAGCAGGTCCTGAAGATTGATCGAGGCGCCCGAATGGGACTTGCCGGTCGCCAGCCAGTCCTGGAACTCCTTCGCCTCGACCACCTGCTGACCGAGCGACTTGAACTGGCCGAGGTTGGCGGGCAGGCCACCATTGCCCTGACCCGGGAACGGGAAGGTGCGAACGGCCTTGCTGCGGCTCTCGAGCGCGGCAGCGGCCTTGTCAGCCTCAATGAAGGTCTCGAGGTGCTTGGCGATCTCGTCGGCCTCGGCATTGAGCGCCTTGACGTGCTCGGCCACCGCGATCGCGTCGTTCGCGCCGGACACGACGCTGATCGCCTTGCTGTAGTCGTAGGAGCCGTCGGCGGTCTTCGCCGCCTCGAACACCTTGGCGAGATCGCCCTGGCGGGTCTGGAGCTTCTCTTCAGCCTCCTTGCGGCTGAGGGTCTTGATATCGGACATTGCGTTTCTCCACTGGAGCCGGGCCGGGAAGCCCGGCGGAAACCGGTGGAGACGTATTGAGAGCAGAAACGCCGCCCGTGCGCCCCGGAACTTGTTCCGGGGGCGTGGATTTCCGCCGATGTGGAGATGTCTCCTGCCTAGCCGCAATCCGGCGATTCGGCAAACGGTCCGGGCGCTGCTAGGCTGCCGGCATGCTTCTCGCCCTCGTCCCGATCCTGCTCGGCGCCGCCCCGATCGCCGTCTGCCCCGCCACCGGTCCGCGCCATCACTGCGTGGTGGATGGGGACACCGTCTGGTGGCACGGCGAGAAGATCCGCCTCGCCGATATCGACGCGCCCGAGATGCGCGGCCGCTGCGGGACCGAGCGCCGCCTCGCCGTCGCCGCGCGCGATCGCCTGGTGACGCTGCTGGCGGGGCAGCGCGTCACGGTCAGCCGCACCGGCAGGGACCGCTACGGCCGCACGCTCGCCCGGCTGGGCACGCCATCCGGTCAGACCGGCGAGCTGCTCATCCGCGAGGGACTGGCGAGCCGCTGGCCGAAACGTCGGAACTGGTGCCGGTGATCGGCCGGGACGAGCTGCGCCGGACCTATTCGCGGGTCGAGGGCTTCGCGGACTTCCAACCCGGCGAGCGCATCTGGTGGATCTACATGCGCAACGCCGCGATCGAGCTGGCGTCCCGCGACCGCCTCCCCGATCTGGATGCCGCGCTCGCCCCGCTGAAGGACCTGCCCGAGAAGGCGATCAACGAGCGCGAGCGCTGGCTGGCGCTGCGCGAGGTGGTGGGGCTGCTGCTCGAGCAGGACGCATCCGAGTAGCCGGTCGCGGTCCTCACCCGCTTCTGAAACACCCCTCAGGCGCGATTTCAGAGGCCATAAGAGGCCCCTCGCCCGATTTCTGGCGGGCGGAGGGCCTCGAAGCGATTCTGAGGCTTTCTAGGCCCGTTTCAGGGGGTGGCGATTTTCCGGCGGATGTCGCGCGTCAGGTGCACCGCATGCTCGTTCGCGATCGCGGCGATCGCCTTGGCCTCCGCATCCGCATCGATCGGGTGCAGCGCCTTGCCCAGCGTCGCGTGGATTGCCTCGAGCTGCTTGCGCCCGGTGGCCGACAGCGAAGCCGGATCGCTGCCCAGCGCCTCGACCAGCTCGCCCAGCCCGGCGATCAGCGGGGCGAAGGCCGCTTCCTTCAGGCCCTTCATCACCAGCGTCCGCGTGCCCTTGCCGGCGCCGCGGATCACGGTCGAGACCTCGTGGACGTCGAGCTTCTTCAGCACCCGGATCTGCTGGGTGCCTTCGGAGCGCAGCTCGAAGTCGAGCACGCCGAAGCCGTAGGAATACTCCTGCACCGACTTGCCCGTCGAAAGGTCGAAGAGCAGCGCCTTGTGCCAGTCGGCCCCGGCCTGCGTCTCGAGATTGAGGTGGAGCTCGGCGTAAGCGGTGTCGCCGTCCTCGTAGACCCGCGCCTTGCCGAAGGGCATCTGGTAGCGGTCGTGGTGGTGGATCAGCGGGCACCACTGCTCGCCGTCCTTCCAGCTGAAGGCGCCGGGGGCGTAGGTGTCGCCGTCGTGGTCGATCTCGGACAGGCGGGCGAGGATGGCGAGGCCCTTGCCGGTCTCGCCCATCTCGGTGACGGTCAGGTTCTTGGTGAGCATCGGTCGGGTCCTTTCTGGCCTCAAGCAGCGAAGCGGTAGGCCGGCAAATCACAGGTTGAAGTAGGGGACGAAGGAAAGGGTGCAGTTGGGCCGCATGTTGTCGGCCATGATCCGCGCGTCCTCGGCCGAGACGATCTTGCCGTTGCGGGCGATGTGGCTGAGCTCGGATCGCGGCTCGCCGAAGATCCCGTCGAAGACGACGAGCTCGGCCGCACCCGCGGTCCGCGCCGTCTCGAGGATCGAGCGGTTCTGCGCGAACTGGGTCTCGGTGCGGGCGATCACCCGCGCCCTGGTCTCGGGGTTGCCCCACTGCCCGCCCTCGACCGCATTGGCGATCCGGTTGGCGAGCGCGAGGATCCCGTCGCCCTCCTCGATCCCGGCGCGCAGCGCCTCGAAGATCGCCTGACGGGTCTGGGCGGAGACGTCCACCAGTCCGGCGCGGGTGCCGCCGGCGGCGATGATCTCGCGCATCACCGGATCGGGCAGGCCGGTGCCGAAGCCCGCCTCCTGCAGCGTCTCGGCGGTGCGCCGCGCGATCGCGAGGTATTGCGCCTGGTAGCGCGAGGAGAGGCCCTGCTCCCACGCCTCGAGGTTGAGCAGGTCGATGATCTGCTGGACGAGCGCAGGATCGGGATCGGCCTTCTCGCCCTTCGCCCCGGCCGCGCCGCCATCCTTGAAGCCGCGAGCGCGCAGGACGTCGGCGGCGATCTTGCCGGCGGTGTCGCCCCACTCGCCGAACAGCGTCATCAGGCTCGCCGCGAAGGGCTCGGTTGCGGCAAGCGCCTCGCCGTTGAGCAGGCGCGCGACCGGCATGGCGCGCTCGAGCGCGGCGGGATCGGCATCGCGTGCATCGGCGGGCAGGTAGTCCGAAAGCGGGTCCGACTTCTGCTGCGGCTTCGGCAGCGCCTTGGCGGGAGCGGGCAGCTGCGGATCGGGCGCGGCCAGCTGCGGATCAGGAGCGGGTTCACGGCCCTTGCCCGCCATCGCCAGCGGAACCTCGAGCACCGAGATCGGGCGGAGGTAATACTTGTGGCTCTCGTCGGCATCGCGGCCGGTCTCGATCAGGTAATCGTAGAGCGTGATCGCCCCGGCCTGCAGCTCCTTCAGCTTGCGCTCGGTCTGCCTGTTCTCGTCCTCCTGCAGGGCGAGCACCTCGTCGGTGTCCCAGTAGAGCTCGAGGCGGCGCCCGCCCCGCCGGGGCTTCTCGAAATCGGGGAGCAGGCTGCGCTGCAGCTCGTCGAGCAGGGCGCGGCCCATCGGCAGGACGCCGTTGTGCCAGGCGAGCTTGCGCAGCTCCTCCATCGTCGCGCCGACCTTGGTGGACTGGAGGCCCGCGCCGAAGCCGACGATCGCGGCCGGGATGCCGAGCGCGGCGCAGACCCGTTCCTCGGCAACGTCGCGCGCCTCGGAGAGGTTCATCTGCTGCGGGTTGAAGCCGTAGGGCTGGACGTCGGTCGGCGCGCCCATCACCAGCGTGCCGCCCCGCCCGTCGCCGCTGAAGGTCTGCTGGAACCACGTCTTGGTTGCCTCGACGTCCTCGGGGGTCGGGATCGATCCGGCCTTGGGGCTGATGACGACGCCGGGCACGCCCATGTTGCGGAGCAGGCTGGCGACGAAGTTGCTGCTCTCCATGTCGGCGAAGATCTCGCGGATCACCGCCTGCATCGGCGCGAGGCCGTGGCGCATGTCGCGCGGGTTGATGCCGTTGCGGAAGTGGATCACCTCGGAAGGATCGAGGTCGATCTTGCCGGTCCCGGTCCCGGGCCGGTATTCGTAGTGCGACAGGAACTCGGTGCCGTCGTGGCTGCCCTTGGGCGTCATCATGAAGGCCGGGATCCACCACAGCTCGCGCACCGTGCCCGACATGTCGCGGACCTTCACCCAGTAGGCGTCACCGCCGATCGCGAAGTCGACGATCGTCCCGGCCCACAGCGCGATGTCGCCGTAGTAGGCGTTGGGGCTCCGGATCAGCTCGAGCAGCGGGTGCTCCTCGACCGGCTCGAGCTTGCCGCCCTGGAGCCGTTCGCGCATCGCGAGCCGCGCCTCGGGCAGCGCGCGCTGGAGCCACATCACCGGCGCCATGACGACGGAGGCGTCGAGCATGTCGCCGACCTCACGGGCATAGTCGAACCGGGTGCGGCGCAGCAGCCCGCCGAAGAACAGCGACTGCGCGGCGTGGCGCATCTGGGTCAGCGAGGTGGTGACGCGGGCGAGCGCCTTGGTCAGGAAGTTGCCCCCCGAGCTACTGGCGCCGGCACTGGTGGTGGTTGCGGGGAGGTTCATGCCAGGACGTCCTTCAGCAGCGCGATCTGTTCAGTGGAGAGGGTGACATGCTTCCCCGGTTGCTGGATGGTGATCCCGTCCGAAGTGACCCGCGCGAAGGTTTGCTCGCGATGGCCGTTGGTGCCGAGGTTGTGCGTGCCGATCTTCATGCCGGGATCCAGTTTGCATCGAGGTCGAGGACGTCGGGCGTGCGCGGCGGGGTGATCCCGGCGAGCGGGCGCCAGGGCGCGGTCTTGCCGTCGCTGCCGGCATGGATCGCCAGCGCCAGCGCCCAGAAGCGGTCGGCGTGTCCGTCGGGCGTGCGCTCGGCGGTGAAGCGGATGTTGCCCGCGCCGGTCACCTGCTTGGTGACAGAGCGCAGATCCGCGCGGACCTTCGGATCACTCGGGATCCTGAGGCGGCGGTCCTCCATCGTCCCGCGCACCGGGTAGGCCAGCGCCTCCTTCGACTGCGCGGTGAAGTTGACGCCCTCGACCCGGTATTTGCCGAACTTCGCCTGGGCATCGTCCACCCAGCCAATGCCGAGGCCGGTGTTGTCGATCGCCACCCGCCCGCCGCACTCGAGCACCCGGTCGATCCACGGCCAGATCACCTTCTCCTGCTCGGGCTTGGTGAGGCCCTGCAGGGTGATCACCTCGCGGGTGTAGAAGACGTCGCCGAGCTTCTCGATCAGCCAGAGGACGGTGAGGTCCTTCTTGCGGCCGATGTCGATCCCGGCGAACAGCGTGCCGCCCTCGATCGCCTTCCACTCGGTCCCCTCGGGATATTCGCAGCGGGCGATCAGGTCATACTCGAGGAACGCCGCGTCATCATCGGCCGGGCGGCACATGTATTCCTGCTGGAAGCTTTCCTCGTCGGCCGCGCCCGACTTCACGAAATCGAAATAGGCGGCCTCGTCCATCGCCTGCCGCTGGTCATCATCGGGCAGCGACTGCTGGAGCTTGTAGAGGAAGCCCTGATCCAGCGCGTCCTGCAGCGTCACGGTGTGCAGGCTGATGCCCTTGGGATTCTTCTGCTCGCGGATCTCGCGGACCAGCTGGTTGAAGAAGTTGGCGCTGCCACGGTGGGTGCTGATCAGCTCCATCGATCCGCCCCAGGTGATCCCCGGATAGGCGATCGCCCAGAGCTTGCGCGGATCGGGGTGGAGCGCGAACTCGTCGAGGATGCGCGGCCCGCGCTTGCCCGCCTGCGCGTTGGGATTGGAGCTCATCGAATTGATGCGCTTCCCGCTGGCGAAGCGCAGGACGTAGGCGGTCTGCCGATCGCGCGGGTCGAGCACCTGCTCGCCGAGGTCCTCGGCCGCGATCGCGAGGTTGCCCGCCCAGAACTTGCAGTCCTCGAGGAAGAGCTGCGCCTGGATGTCATCGCGCGAGCTGACCCACTGGTCGAGCCGCGCGGTGGTGAGCGCGGTGCGCGAGACCGCGGCATAGGCGGTCGCCCAGGAGAGGCCGATCTGGCGGCTCTTCTCGATCAGCTTCAGCCGGGAATCGTCCTCGATCCACTTTGCCTGGTAAGGCAGGAAGACCGCTTCGGGCGCAGCCGGGATGCACTTGGCGTTACCCATTGGGTTGTTCCCACGCTGACAGGGCAAGCTTGTAGGGCTTGCCGTCGATCAGGATCACCCCGTTGATCCTGGCATTGGGGTGAATGCCGAGCATCGGCTGAAGCCGTTCAAGCATCTCGAACACGCGTTCGCCGAGCACTAGCGCAGCATCAGCGCCATAAACGACGGGATCGCCGCCGGGGATTTCCACTTCGCCCCTCATCAGCCCTGCCCCATCAGCGCGCGATTGATCGCGGCCAGCGCCTCGGGCGAGACGCCCTTCTTCTTGCCAATCTCATCGACCTTGCCCGCCAGCTCCTTGCAGGCATCATCAACGATTTTCTGATGTCGCTCGCGGCGGGTGAGACTGATGTTCTCGGCGGCAGCAGCTTCCTTGAGCGCCCTGGTCGCTTCCATGATCTCCTTCATGGAGAAATCGTCGCGCTTGCCGAGCAGGTGGTAGATCGTAATCTTGGTGAGCTCCGCGATCATCATGGTCAGATGGTCAGGTGCGGCAGGATCACGCCGCTCCCCGAGCGCGGCAGCGATATTGTTCATCTCGCTGGTCTCGCGATGGGCGATCGCCAGTTTCACCGAGTGCCGATTGAACGAGCTTTTGCTGATCGGCTTGGCGGAGGGATCGATATCGAGAATGCGCTCATTGAACTCTGCAAGGATAACGTTCGCGGGGAGCCGACGAAGGTCGAGCTGCTGGTTGGCCCACATGACGACAGGCACCATCCGCTCGTCCTGCATCAGCAGATCGATCGACGAGAGGTGCCCTCGGCCTTGCTTGCGATCGGGATTGCGCGCCATCTCAGTCGGCCTCGGCCGGGCGCGCGATGCCCTCGATCACGCTGCGCTCTTCGAGATGGTCCCTACCCGCGCGCTCCAGCTTGGCGATTAGCACCGTGCCGGCCTCGTGCAGGCTGACGGCGCCGAGATCCTCAAGCTTGCGCATATGGGTGCGGATCCAGTCGCGGTCGCGGCGGTAGCCGTAGAGGTCCAGCGCCCGCTTGAGGAGGATATCGGACAGTCGACTATCGGTCTGCTCCGCTAGGGCGCGCAGGATCGAGAGCCGCGCCTCGCGGGCGATGGCTTCGGCAAGATCGGTCTTGAGGCTCACTTCTCCATCCCCTTGGGCACGACGACGGACATGATCAGATCGACCTGCTTGGCGATCTGCTGGACGGTGGCGGCGGTGGCGGCCGAGGTCTGGGCGTGCTCGCCCTGCCTGTCCGACAGGGCGCGCTGGCGGCTCTCGATGTCGGCCTGCGCCTTGGCGATCCGGTCGATCGCCTTCTCGATCCGCTTCACATCGGCGGTGCTGGCGGTGTCGCCCTCGATCGCTTCGACCCGGCGCTCGATCTCGTCGACCTTGCCTTCCATGCCGGCAAACCGGCTGCCGATCGTGGTGTTGATCGCCTTCACCTCGCCCGAGAGCGCGGTCAGCTTGCGGTCGAGCCCGCCGGTGCCGACCGGGTTGCGCGCGCCGCCGCGCCAGATCGCGGCGGCGATGCCGGCGACGATCAGGAGGATGATCAGCAGCTCGAGAATGTCGCGGTGGCTCATGGGCCGTCTGATCCTTGTTCTTGCGGCCCTACCGCTTCGCTGCTTGAGGACATGGATGAGCCGGCCTGCCTGAAGGCGCGGCGGATGAGGTCCTTCACTTCACTGCCGAACAGCTCGAGGAGGGAGAAGCCGGAGAAGCCGAGGCCGATCGCCACGACGAAGGCGAACAGCCAGCCCGGGCGGTTCTCGATGATCCAGAGCTCGACCAGGACGAGCATGATGAAGGTCACGAGCAGGCGCAGCGGCCAGCCCAGCTCGGCCTCGGCGCGCACCGTGAAGGGACGCGCGGCGATGATGCCGACCAGACCGAGGATGCAGGTCACCACCGGGATCGGCAGGCCGTGAAGATCCATCAGGAAGCGGTCTCCCAGCGAGGCGTGCGGCTCGGGCACCACAAGCGCGACCGCCAGCGTCGGCAGCCAGAGCTTGAGGAAGGTCGAGAAGGAGAGGGGCTCGGTCACCGGCGCCTCTCGTGATCGGTCTGGCATGGCGTGCAGCGCCGGGCCGAGGGCAGCGCCACCCGGCGCGCCTCCTCGATCCGGTCGCCGCAGCCGAGGCAGAACTCCTCGCCGAGGCCGGTGAGGTTGTTGCGGATGCGCCGGACAGCCGCCTCCTTCTCGAGCCGCTCGAAGGCCTCGGCGCGCTCCAGCCCGCACTCCCCCAGATCCAGCGGCGCGGTCATCGGCGCGGCTCGGGGTTGAAGCGAACGGCGGACTGCGCCTCGATCCAGTCGATCAGGGCATTGAGCTGGAGCGCCTGCTCGCTGGCGATCAGGGCGTCGTCGAGGGAGAGGGCTATTGCCTGTCGGTCTCGGGGGGCAGGAAGTCGGTCTTGACCGGACGCTTCAGCAGCTCGGCCGGGGGCGTCGCCGGCGCCGGGCAGATCAGCCGCGTCGGCACGGCGCGGACCGTTACCGGCCCCTGCTCCCCGGCGCAGGCGATCAGCATCGAGGCGGGCAAAGCGGCTCCGCAGATGAGCAAGGTCCGCACGGTAACGTCCGAGTTTCGCATCGGTGATCCTTTCCTGTTCAGCCTTCACGCGGGCAGCATTCGCCTCGGCATCGACCTGAGCCTTCGCGCTGGCGGTGGTGTAGCTGACGATGGTCCCGACGAAGGCGGTCTGGGTGTCGGCAAGCAGCGCCTCGGTGTCGGCGATCGTGCGATCGCGAGCGGGGATCGTCACCCAGCCCTGCCAAAGCGCTGTCACCCCGAAGATGACGACGAAGAGGTTCCGCCAGTCGGCGACCAGCCATTTGGCCGCCGCTGAGAGGCCCTTCAGGAGCTTCTCAGCCGCGCCCGAGAAGAGCAGGCGCGCCAGCGCCCAGATGCCCGCCCAGCCCATCAGCTGAGCCCCGGGTTGTTGCGGGCGAGCGCCGCGCGGACCTGATCCTTGATGTCGATCTCGCGCGCGCTCTTCCAGACCGGGTTCTTCGGCTCGCGCGGGTTGACCCGGTCGTAGATCGTGACGACGCCGTCGCCGGACCACACGCCGTCAAAGAACAGGCGCCGCTCGGCCTTTCGCCGGGCGATGATCTCGCGCGGGCGCGACCAGGAGAGGAACTCGGTCCACGCCTTCTCGCGCCGGCCGAGCAGGAAGCTCTGCACCCAGTCGGCCTGCCCGATCGCGCCGGTGTTCCAGTGGAAGGAAAGGGCGGCGGTGAGCTGCGCCTCGGTCAGGGTCCGGCCGCGGAAGGCGGCGAGCACCTGCGGCAGGTAGCGCGTGCGCAGCAGCCACTCGAAGACCTCGACCGCACGCTCGATCGAGGAGCGGTTGTTGAGGTAGCGGCCGACCTTGTGCCCGCTGGCATCGGTGACGCCGAAGCCCCAGGTCAGCACGCCCTCGCTGTCGCGATAGGCCTCGAGCACGAGGCCCTCGTGCTCGGCGATCTCGAGCAGCATCCGTTCGGAGAGAAGCGCGGTGGTCATGGCACCGCTGGATGGGGGAAATCGGGGGTTGCCGCGCCCCGGAACACGTTCCGGGCGTCAGGCCTGTCGCGGTGTCAGAAGAGGTTGCCCTGCCGCGAATCGCGCAAGCCTTTCAGCCGGGCGCGGCGCTTGCGGACGCCGCGGATCGTGTATCTGAGCGCGAGCGCGATGTCACGCTCGCTGCGTCCGGCAAGGATCATCGCGTCGCAGCGGGCCTGCTGGCTCGACATGAAGCCGACGTCGCCGAGCGGGATCTCGATGCGGGCCGGGCCGACGCCGGCGGTGAAGTGATCGGCGATGCGGCGCGCCGCTTCCAGACCCAGCAGCTTGCTCAGCCAGTGATCGGGGCCGGGGCTGGGCGGAATGTAGACCTGCGTCCCGCCCACCGCATCCGCCACCCGGCGCGCCGCCTCCTCGCCCGCGATCATGGCGATATCAGCCAGCACCTGGGGAAGAGGATCGGCGGGGATGGTCACTGGACGAGCCTGATCCAGTCGCGCACGTCGAGGTCCGCCAGCGCGGCGCGGCGGCGCATCTCGCGGTAGGCCTTCAGCGCATTGGGGCCACTGCGCTCGAAGCCGCACGCGCCCAGCAGCTCGGGCGCGGAGAGCTGGCGGAACCAGCGCTTGCTGCGGAGCGCCTCGGGCATCAGTCGGCCTGCTCCGGGCCTTCCCAGACCGGCTCGCCGCCCTGCGGGGCGTGCGCCAGCGGCAGGGGGTGATCGCAGGCGGCGCACTCGGCGGTGACGCGGCCGACGTTCCACGCCTTGCCCTGACAGCAGGGGCAGCGGTTGGTCTCGCCCGGCCAGTAGAGCATGGGCGCGGGTCGGAGCATGGTGGTCTGGGCGTTCAATTGAGGTCTCCCTTGCGCGCGAGGGCCGGATTGATCGCGCCGAGGTAGACATCGAGGCGCCTGATCAGGTCTTCGGTCACGTCGAGCAGGGGCTGAAGCTCCGGACCATTGCGACGGATGAGCATTCTCAGCTCCTTGGCGGACTGCCTTAGACACCCTCGCACGACAGCCGCCTGAGGAGGGGTCAGGGCGAAGCTTTTGAAGCCGCTCACTTCGCACCTCCCGCTTCGCGCAGCTTCTTCCCGAGCGCCTGGGCGAGGCTCTGGTAGGCCTCCGCGCCCATCGGCGCCTGCTCGCGCACGTCGATCCCGCACAGCCGCCACGCGGCGGTGTTGATCGTCCAGTCGGCCGGGATCTCGCCCGCGCCCTTCAGCTTCCAGAGGATCGCGCGGCACAGGCCTTCGTGCAGCGCGCGCGTCGAGAGCGCGGCGCCCTTGTCATCGGTCTGCGGCCAGCCATGCCGGACGGCCATCGCCTTCAGCGCCTCGATCAGCTTGTAGCCCTGCGACTGGTTGGCCCAGACGAGCCGCTCGCACTTGAGCTGCCTCTTGGCGAAGCTCTCGAGCGCCTTCTCGGTCGGACTCTCGACCGCGCCGAGGTGGTAGAGGCTGATCCACAGCGCCCGCGCCTTGCGGGCGACGGGGTGCTGCGCCGGGCGCGACGCGCCGGTCGAGGACGCCTTGGGCAGCGCCTTCCAGCCCAGCCCCTCGAAGCGGCGGATCACCTTCTCCAGCTCGGCCTCGGTGCAGCGGGCCGCGCTGGTCTGCCCGGTCTCCTCGAGCAGGATCTGGCGATAGTCGTCCTCGTCGAGCGCGAGATCCTTTTTGGCGACGTGGATCTTCGCCGTCATGGCGCGGCGGTGGCCCGCCGCCCGGTCGAAGCGCGCAGGCGCGGCGTTGGTGGCGAGGGCGAAGGTCATGAGCAAACTCCCGGCTTGACGAGCATCCAGAGGTTGAAGGCTGCGGCGAGCATCGTGAGGGCGAAGGCCCCCATCGCACAGCAAAGGAGCGCGCCTTCGAGACGGCTGCCGGGCGAATATGCTGAGGCAGTTTGCGAGAGCGCATAGAAGCTCGCGCCCGCAATGGGTGCGAGGATCGAGATGAGAAGCGCTTCCATGTTCATGCATCTCCCGTGATGGAGGCGAGCCCGATCGCGAGGATCGCGAACAGGACGAGGGTGAGTGCGGTGCCGATCGCTTCCGATCGGGCGGTGCCGGGGCCGCGCGCCGCATCGAGCGCGCGCGCGGCCTCGCGGGTGAGGTCGAGGAGGCGGGTCACGGCTTGAGCCCCATCAGCCTGACCACGAGCTCGGTCTGGCGCCCTGCCAGATCGAGGCGATCGGCGGCCACGCGCAGGAAGTGCGCGGCGTTGAACAATTGCCCTCGCTCGATGGAGGCGAAGGCCACATCGACCAGCTCGGTCACGCAAAGCTGATCGACCGAACGGACGGCGGGAACGGGCGCGCTCATGCCCGGATCCACCGGGTGGCGCGTTCGCTCTGGGCGTCGCGCAGGTCGGAGATCGAGAGGCCGCGATCGTCGGCCACGGCCAGCATCGTCGCCGCCTCGATCAGCTGCTTGCACTCGCGCAGGCCCCCGCTGTCGGGCGTCAGGGCGATGTTCTCGAGGTAGCGGCGGATGTCCGGCTGCTCGATCCCCCAGTGATCGCAGAAGCTGGCGACGTCCTCGGGGAGCGGGGTGCGCTGCTCGTGCATGTTGGCGATGCGGCTCAAGAGGCGCGCGAGCTGGTCGCGCTTCGGCCCGGTCTTGATCGTCTGCACCAGCTGCTCGTTGCCGAAGATGCAGACCCCGATCCCCATCATGTCGTGCCAGAAGCGCAGCTGCTCGATGGATTCGAGGGTGAGCCAGTTGCCCTCGTCGATCACCAGCAGCAGGCGCTTGCCGCTCATCCGCGCCACCACCATCGCCGAGGCATCGGCCTTGGAGATGTAGCGCGGCTCGACCCCGAGCGCGGCGAGCACCGCCTTGCTCATCGCGAGGAGGTTGCCGGTCGAGGGGCTCATCGTCACCCGCACCGTCGAGCCTGCGCGCTCGGCATATTCGTTGATCGTGAAGGTCTTGCCGGTGCCCGGCCCGGTGCCGACCACGGTGATGCGGCCCGAATGCGCGATCTCGAGCAGGTCGAGCATCCGCAGCGAGGTGCGGGTCTCGAAGTAGCCCGGATTGGTCGGCAGCTTCGCCTGGCGCATCGACTGCGCCTCGATCATCTGGCGGAACTGGAAGACCTTGCGGGCGATGTTGGAGCCGCCGTCCTTCGCCCCGTAGGTGCCGGCGGCGAAGGTGCTCAGCGTGCCTTCCGGGATGCCCGACTCGTTGGCGAGGTGCTTCCATGACAGCGGCGGGTCGCTCATTTCGCGGTAGGCGTTGAGCCAGTCACGCTGTTCGACGACGTCAACCGGCAGGTCCTTCACGTTGATCATGATCCCTTGTCTCCCTGTTGGTGGATCAGTTGTTGGCGGCCGCGATTTTCGCGCGGCCGATGCGCTGCCGCTCGAGCACGCTCAGCTGGGCGGGCTCGGACGAAGCGGGGTTCTGGGGGCGCGGAAGGCCGACGGCGGTCCCGGCCGGACGCACCGGGCGCACCGCACCGGCGGCGGGCGTGCGGGCCGGCACGACGCCCGCCTGCAGGTCGGCGAGCTGGTCGGCCGAGAGCAGCTGCTCGGCCTCGGCCATCGCCTTCACGCTCTTCTTGAAATTGACCTCGCGCTTGCGGGCCTCCTTGGCGCCGGCGGCGTCGGCGAAGCCGGTGTCGGCGATCAGGTCTGCGGCGGTGATGTAGCGGCCCTCGAGGTCGTAGACGTGGACCTCGGCGTGCAGCGCATCGGGATCGAAGCGGACCGTGACCTTCTGGCCCCGGCGGCTCGAAAGCTCGGGGTGCCAGTAGCGGTTGCCGTGCAGCTCGATCTCGCCGGTCTGGCGGTTGACCAGCTTCTGGTCGGCGGCGAGCAGCGCCATCCGCAGCTGCTCGGGCGTCGCCTTGCCGATCGTGCTGGCGGCGTAGCTTTCGGCGAAGACCTCGTCGAAGCTGCGACCGTTCGCGGTCTGGGTGCGGCGTCCCGGGCGCGCGTTGTGCGCCGCGATCTCCTCGTCGACCAGCGCGACGAAGCGGTCCCAGGCGACGGCCTTGCTGCCGTAGTTCTCGGGCTTCGCCATCGGGCTGTTGCCGGTGTAGGCGCCCTCGCAGGCGGGATGCTTGGCGATCGAATCGCACAGGTCGCGGAAGGCGCGCTCGATCGGCTTGGACTGGCCGCGGAACGGCATCGCCCAGCGGATCTTCACGCCGAGACCGGTGAGCAGGCCGGTCGGCTCCTCGGGCCGGATCTTGAAGCGGAAGCGGCTCTTCGCCCCGCCGGTGATCCACTTCGAGGCGCCGGCGCGGCCGTTGTCGAGCACGCACTCGGCCGGGATGCCGAAGTTGCGGAACAGGTCGGCGAAGGCGAGCCGGATCTGGATCGCCGATTCCTCGGTCCCGACGCGCCACGCGAGCAGCTTGCGGCTGTAGATGTCCTGGATCGCCACCATGATCGGGCGAACCACGCGGCCATCGGGCGTCGTCACGAAGACGTCGAACTTGTGGCCGTCGATGTTGACGCACTCGAGCGCGCGCAGCTCCTCGACCGTGCGGCGCTGGGCCGGGATCGAGCGGCGCAGGGCTTCCTCGCCCTCGCGCTTGAGGGTCAGCAGCGCGGCCGGATACTCGCGTTCCACGCGGCGCCTGAAGGTCCTCTCAGAGGCCATCGAGAGGCCTCTTGCTTCGGCCATCCGGGCGACGCGGTGGTAGCAGCTGGTGAGCGTCGGCGCGGAGGCGCGCAGATAGTCGCTGATGAAGGCCTGCCAGAGATCGGGATGGATATCCGCCTCGGCCCCGCCGCCCTGCCGGCGCGGGGCGAGCGCGACCAGCCAGTCGGCGCGCGGGATGCCCTCGACCGCGCCCAGCCAGACCCACAGGGTCGATCGGCCGACGCGGTGCTCGTCGGCAGCGGCGGCGACGGCGGCGCTGCGGTTGGCGCCCGCCTCGCACAGCAGCTCGACCGCGCCCACGACATCGAGGCGGCGCTGCGCCTCGGCCTTCACCTTGCTGCTCTGCCTGTCGAACCACGCCCAGGCGGTGTCCTGTCCGCCGGTCGCCTCGGCCGGGCGGGTGCGGATCAGGCCGCGCCGCGCGAGCTCGATCCGGGCCTCGCCGGGGAGCAGGCTGCAATGGAACTCGACCCCGCCGCCCCGGCCCTGCCGCTTGCGCACGAGCAGGCGGTTGTCAGGGCCGAGACGGGTGGCCCAGCGCTCGGCAGCCGCGCGGCGGTTGATCGACCGCTTGTCGCCGGGCAGGCCGGGAAGGCCGAGGTCCTCCAGCTCGCTGGCGGTGAACCACGCGTCGTCTTCCAGCGGGATCGGGTTGAAAGCCTTGCTTGCCACTATTCCCCACCTTCCCGGATTTGCGGTGCGTCGGCGCCGAGGGCGCGCATTTCGGCCTGGGCGGCCTTGATCAGCTGCTGGAGGTGTCCCATCCGCGCGGTCTTGACCTCGTCGCCGACCAGCAGGGCGGCGCCGATCTTGCGGACGATGGGATCGAGGAGGTCGGCGCGGTCCGTCACGGCGAGCAGCGCGAAGAGGCGCGAGGCGGGCACCTTGTGATCGGGCCGCGCGCCGCTGGCATAGGCATCGAGCATCGCTTTGCTGATGGTATCGTCGAGCACCGCACTCATCGCCCCGGCGATCTCCTCGCGCGAGCGCGGGTCGGTGGCGAGCACCGTGCCGACCAGTTCGCAGATCTGACGCTCGAGCCCGGCGAGCTCGGCCACGCCCTTCAGGGGCGCGGGCGCCGCGAAGTCGAAGCCGAGCTGGCCGGGATGCGCCTTAGCCTTGGGCATCGACGCCCCCTTCGCCGATGTGCCGGTCGTGGCGGCGATCGAGCGCGCCGGTGCAGTAGTCCTTGGGCAGGACGGTCACGACGTTGCTGCGCTCGAGCACCAGGCGTTGCCCGCCCGCGAGCCGGACGAAGCGCGCGCCGAAGTCGATCGCGATCCGCACCGCCGGAATGTCGAGCGCGCGCCACACCTCGGCGGCGGGCACGTTGGCGACCCGCTCGCGGTAGCGCCGGATGGCATGCCGGGTAACGTAGAGGTCAGGCATCGATCAGTTTCTCTGCATCCACGGCGCGTCGAAATCCTCGAAGCGCGGGGCGGCGGGCTGTTCGGGGGTGAGGCTGAGCGGCGGCAGGGCCGAGCGCAGGCCGCGGCGCGCCATGCGGGCGCGGTGGCGCTCGCGCTCCTCGACCGCCTTCATCCGCGCCTCGGCTTCGATCGGCGTGACGCCCAGCTCGAGCGCGAGCAGCATCACCTTGCGGTGGTGGCGGTAGTATTCGGCCTTGCTGGCGAACTTCGGCATCAGCGGTGCCCTCCTGCGGCTTGAAGGCGCGCGAGGAGCCGCTGCGAGCCGCGCCGGATGCGCCCCCCGCGGTGGCGATCGTGCGCCGGATTGCTGTCGAAGGTGGAGATGATCGCCCGCGCCCGGGCGATCGTGATCTCGAGCTCGGCGGCGATGTCCATCTCGGAGTGGCCGAGGTCGAACCGGCTCATCACCGCTTCCTCGCCGGGGGTCATGCCGGGCATCAGCGGTGCCCTCCCGCCTGCCGGACCAGCTCGCCGAGCCGAGCCGTCTGGCTGCGCAGCGCCTTTTCGCGGGCGATGTCCTGGCCAAGGTTGATGTCGAAGCGCCAGATGATCTCCTGCACCGTCTTGCGCTGGAAGCCGGTGGCACGGGTGATCTGGTCAACGGTCTCGCCGGCATCGTGGCGGTCGAGAACCGCCTGCTCGATGGGATAGAAGGCCATCAGTCCAGCCCTCCGATGCGCACGAAGTAGAGCGGCTCGCCGTCCGGGGCGCGCGGGATCGGCAGGGGCTCGAGCACCTCGATCTTGCGCGGGAGGCATGGCCTGCGGCGGATCGCGCCGCGCTTTTCCAGCGCCCGCAGGGTGTGGCCGGCATCGAAGCCGGACTGGGCCTTCACCACGCCCGCCGCGCTGATCTCGCGCAGGCTGGGCGCGACGCCGAGGCTCTCGCGGAAGCCGATGATGTAGCGCAGGACGTCCTGCTGGCGCTCGCTCATCGCGCTCATGACAGCGACCCTCCCGCGCGGATGAAGTGGAGCGGCTCGCCGTCGGGCGCGCGGGGAATCGCGACCGGCACCAGCACCTGCAGCTTCCGCTCGCGCGAGCGCAGGGCTCGGCGCAGCTTGCCCTCGATCACCAGCGAGCCGATGACCATCTGCGCGGCGTGCTCGCTGCCGTTGAACTGGGCGTCGGCCAGCTCGGCGACCGAGGGGCCGCGGCCGTGCTTCAGCTCGAAGCCGGTGATGAAGCGCAGGGCATCGAGCTTCTGCTGGGGAAAGGCCGTCATCCGAGCAGCTCCCCCAGCTCCAGCGCCCACCAGATCAGGCCGGGCGCAACGATGATCGCGAGCGCGATGATCAGCATCGCCTCGGTCAGGTCCAGACGGGTTTCGGGCTTGTCGGGCATCAGAGGAGGGCCTCCCAGAGCTTCACCATTTCGGAATTGCGGGAGAGCGGCGGCAGCCAGATGGTGCGCGTGTGGCCCGGCCATGGCCGTTGCTTCACGTCCCAGACGATCCAGCAGTAATCGATCATGCCGCCCCGGAAGGCGCGCTTGCCCATCGCCGCGATCAGGTCGCCCGGCGGCATTGAAGGGCGCTGGCAGAGGTGCAGCACCGCCTGCGGCGGGTGATCGGTGAAGAGCTGGTAGCGCGCCTGTCCGGCGAGCCACTTGCTCGGCACGAGGATGCAGACCCGCCGCGAGGTCAGCGTCAGCGCGTGGCGGACGAAGGCCTCGAGGATGCCCTTCCGGTAGGAATAGGGCGGGTTGAAGACCATGCTGCAGGGCGCGGGCGCGGCCTTGGTCTCGAGGAAGTCGCCGGGCTGGAAGATCATCGGCGCGCCGCCGCCGAAGTTGGCGTAGGCGACGTTCTCGACGAGGTCCGATCCGTAGGTGACGAAGCCCCGATCGTGCGCGGCGAGCAGGGTGTTGCCCATCCCGCAGCACGGATCCCACACCGCGAGCCCCTCGGCGCGCTCAAGCGCGAAGTCGTCGAGTGCAAGCGCGAGCTGCTCGGCGCACCAGAACTCGTCGACATACCAGTCGAGCGGGTGGCGCTTCGAGTGCCGGCCGGAGGAGATTTCGCCCCTCATTCGCCCAGCTCCTCGTTAAGCTGGTCGCGCAACGTCCGCTTCATCTCGGGCGTGAGCATCGAGGCGAGCTTCGGGACGAACTGGCGCTTCTGGTCGAGGCTGAGGCGCGACCAGGCGCCGGTGATCGCATCGTAGTGCTTCTGGTGCGCAACCGGCGTCGCAAGCGGCACCGCAGCGCCCGCGCCGACCGCGATCTTGGCGTCCTCGACCCCGATCTCGTGATCGGCGAGCAGCGCCTCGATCACCTGGCGGCGGATGCCCTCGTCCTTCAGCTGGGTCAGCGCCTTGAGCTGCGCGCCGTTCTCGCCGACCACCGGATGCTTCGCGAGCGCCTCGGCGAGGTCGGGGAATGGCTCGATCACAAGGCGGAAGAGCGCCAGATCGTTGTGGATCGAGCGCTTCGACATGCCGAGCGCATCGCCCACCGATTCCTGCCACCCGTATACGCGTGCAATGTTTGCACTCGTATCCTCGACCTCATCCCTGAGAGCCGCCTCAGCGGTCTCTTCGAAGTGCCTGACGCGGTCCCAGCGGGCCTTCACGGCGAGCTGCTGCTGCGAAAGGTTGCCATGCTCGCGCGCAAGCCGGTCCTGCGCGGCGGTCACCAGCGCGGCGGTGAACTTCGCGCGCTCGATCGGACCCAGCGGGCGCCGGTGCAGGTTCTCGGACGCCTCCAGATCGGCGAGGTCCTCGGGCTTGCCCTTCACCTCGATCGCGAAGACCGTGATGCCCTCGTAAGTGGCGCCCATCAGGCGGTGCATGCCGGTTACGAGCCGCCACGGCTTCTTGCCCTCGGAGACCACCGCCTCAATCGACTTCGAGGGCAGGTTGCGCGCGACCTTGATCGGATCTCGCTGACCATCGACCGCCATCAGGCGACCGAGCGCCGCAGCCTTGTCCTCGTGAAGGAAGCCGATCCGCTCGGGGATCAGGACGTCGGCGGGCGAAAGCTCCAGCACCGCAGCGCTGGTCAGCAGCGGGCGAGCGTTCATTTCGCACCCCCACATAGACGGTGCGCGGCACTGGCCGGCGGGATAGCCTCCTGGTCACTCGCACAGGAGAACAACCCATGCCGGACGCCGACCTCAATTCGATCGAGCAGCTGCGTGACCAGCTTTACGCCCTGCAGCAGCTCCTCCTCGCGCAGTGCGTGGCTTTCGCGGAGATCGACCGCGGCGCGACCGATGCCGCCCTGCTCATCGCGAGCGGTCAGGCCGATGCCCTGCTCAGGCAGGGACGTCCCGTCGCGGCCCAGCGGCTCGCGATGCTCGTTCAGGAGGTCCAGAAGTGCCTCGATTGACACCCGCGCGTCGGCCACCGCGCTCTTCACCGCGATGCGGCGGATCAACGGGCGGATCACGCCGCGATCGGCAAAGCCGATGTCGGCCAGAGCAAGCAGGCTCATGCCGCCACCGCCTTCCCGCGCCGCGCAAGGCGCTTGGCGTCGTCAGCGTCGATCTTGTCGAGCTCGCGATAGAGCGCCTCGATGGAATGCAGGTTGGCACCCGACGGATCGGCGTTCTTCGGCCCCTTGCGCCACTTGAAGAAGGTGACCGGATGGATCCCTGCCCGGCGGCAGAGCTCGGCGATGGGCACGCGCGCGGCCTTCGCCCGCTTCTCGATGTCCCGGATGACGGTTTGCTGTTCCATAGGCCGAGAGCAATATTAGCAATTATTCTATCCTGCAATAGCATTATTGCAATTTAGATTGCTAACGGCTGTTTGGTAGCGCTGGCGCATGGAGGGCCTCGAACAGGACGCGGCGATGATCCGGGAGCTGGTCCGCTTCTCGGGCAAGACGTCGGCGGAGGTCGCGCGGGCGGCCGGGCTCGCGGCATCGACCATCAACCGCCACTTCAACGGCTCTGCGGAGACCAGGCTCAGCCTGAGCACGATCGAGAAACTCAGGGCCGCTTATCCGGGCTTCCCGGGCTGGGCGAAGCTCGGCGTGGGTGAAGTGCAGCTGCCCTATCGCCCCCAGGAGCCGCTGCCCGCCTTCGGCGAGCCGCTCGCCGACCTCGTCCCGGTTCGCGAGATAGATCTGAGCTACGGCATGGGAGCCACCTATCTGGATGTCCCGGTCACCGAGGAGGTCCATCACTTTCCGCGCGCCTGGCTGCGCCGCTACACCCGGTCGGCGCCGGACAAGCTCTTCTTCGCCCAGGGCATCGGCGACAGCATGGAGCCGACCCTTCACGACAGTGACCTGCTGCTGATCGACACCGACCAGCGCCAGCTCACCAGCGCGGACCGGATCTGGGTGCTGACCTATGCCGATTGCGGGATGATCAAGCGCCTTCGCCCTGTGCCTGGCGGCGGCGTCGAGGTCTGGTCCGACAAGAAGGAAGTCTCCCCTTTCACCGCCTATGACGGCGAGCTCGAGATCATCGGCCGCGTCGTCGCAGTCCAGAGGAAGCTATGAAGATCATTTCGGCATCATGCCTGGGCGCGATCTCCCTTGCGCTGAGCGGCTGCGTGGTCGTGTCCAAGGAAGTCGAGCGCCCTCAGGTCGCGGTGCGATACGAAAGCGGCAAGTCGGCCAAGGCCTTCGCCGAATGCGCGGCCGCAGGGCTTGATCGAGAGCTGATCCGCAAGGCCGACGCCTACGCGCTCGAGATGCGGGACGGCATCAGGCTCCGAGCTCGCTGGGACTTCTTCCCGACGCTGGACGGCTCGCAGGCGGAGCTTCGAGGTTCGCCCGACTTTGACGCCGGGATCGAGATCGTCCGCGGATGCAGCTGACCACTTCTGACAACGGAAAAGCAGGGAAGCCATGCTGCGAACGCTTCTGATCGGCCTCGCATTGATCGGCCTGGTCCCGATCGCCTCGGCCTCGCCCCTATGCGCCGCGAGCGCGAACGGGTATGCCTGCTGCAAGACCTGCCGGGCAGGAAAACCTTGCGGCAACAGCTGCATCGCGAAAACCGCGAACTGCACGAAGCCGAAGGGCTGTGCCTGCCAAGGATAGAGGCCACGATATGAAGAACGCGCTTTTGGCACCGCTTTTGGCTGCGATGATCATCTCTCCTGCATCCGCCGGAGGTGATCAATTTGACCTTATCTGCAAGGGCACCCTCCGGGTGGTCTCCTACAGAGGCACCACAAGTGAGCCCTTCGAGAGCCACTACCGCGTCGATCTAGGGCAGGGGAAGTATTGCGAAGCGGAGTGTAAAACCCTGTTTCCCCTCGCGAGCATCCAGCCAGGGAGCCTGACGTTCATCGACAAGACGGTCGACACCCCGTCAGAGGACAGCACGCTCATTACACAGGTCAATCGTGAGAGCGGTGTCTACTGGGGCAGCTCGACATCACGCACGCCCGGACGCCCTGAGCTGACTTTCACAATGAAGTGGGAAGGAGCCTGCGACGCACAGCCCTTCAGTGGTTTCCCCAAGCTGCAGACCAAATTCTAGGCGCTGGAAACCCGCCCACTTCACCGCGCCCGCTCGACTAGTCGTCGGCCATCCAGCCGGAGCGAGAACCCGCGCATTTCTGCGGTTCCGGCCCTTTTGCCACAGGCCTCGGGGCACCAAGTTGCCAGTGTCCCAGATGTGTCCCACTTCGGAGGCTCCTCAGGGCCCTGTTAGAAGCCTCTCAGACGCCGATCATGTGGTCGAAAATGGCGGATTTCCGCGCCTGAGAAGGTGATCCCATCAGATTGCGCCAGTCCAGCCGTTCGTGGCATTCGATCGTCTAAATGGCCAAGGAGTCTAGACACAGGTTGCCGGCGCCGATTATGGGGGCCTTCATCGAGAGCCCGCAGAAAACCGCCATTTTTGGCCCGCGGAAGACCGGCCAATCCCGCAAAATCCCGCTCGACGCCACTCCAGATAGTCCTGTCATCTAACAGCG